AGATAATAGACCATTGGGTAGATTTCATTTGGAAGGTATTCCGATGGCTCCAAGGGGAGTTCCTCAAGTTGAGGTTACTTTTGATATTGATGCTAATGGTATTTTGAGTGTTTCTGCAAAAGATTTGGGAACTAAAAAAGAACAACGAGTTAGAATTGAATCTTCAACAGGATTATCCAAAGAACAAATTCAACGAATGAGGGATGAGGCTGAAACTAATCGTGAAGAGGATTTAAAAAAACAAGAAGAAATAACGCTTATAAATGCAGCCGATGGTTATTTGTTTTCAAGTGAAAAGCAAATTAAAGAATTAAGTGATAAAATGGAATCCAATGAAAAAGAAGAATTGGAAATTATTATGAAAGACCTAAAATCTGCGGTTGATAATAAAGACGTAGATTTAATAAAAGATACTAAAACAAAATTAGAATCCTCATGGTCTAAAATAACAACACGATTGTATCAATCATCACCGGAACCACCCAAACCAAATGATGATGTTCAAGATGTGGAGTTTGAAGAAGTTACGAACTAATGATAATTTAACAATTTCTTAACAAAGGGGGCTTGTATAAGTCCCCTTTTTTTATTATCTTTATTTATAAATAATAAACTATGGTAAATTTAGGATACTGTTGTATCAACATGACTCTTGGTAAAGATAAGATTACTACCAATCGTTCCATGATACGAAAAACATTCCTTGCTGAAGGTATTAATAAATCATCCAACCTTGCACTACAAAATGTAAAGGACCTTGTGGAGATTATTAAATGGAATCACAAAAACAATTTTAATATATTTCGTATAACATCAGACCTTGTTCCTTGGGCTAGTGAGTTTGAATTAAATCAAATGCCTGATTATGAAAGGTTTGCAAATGTACTCAAAGGCGCTGGCACCCTTGCTAACACATATAAACAGCGTATAACATCACATCCCGGTCCATTTAATGTATTGGTATCACCTAACGAGAAAGTTGTTAAGAACACAATTAAAGACCTTTCAATACACGGAGAACATTTTGATATTATGGGATTATCAAGAACCCCATACAATCTTATAAACATTCATTGTAATGGTGTGTATGGTGATAAACAATCTGCCATGGATAGGTTTTGTAAAAACTTTGAGTTGTTACCCCAATCAGTTCAAACAAGGTTGACTGTTGAGAATGATGATAAGGGTAGTATGTATTCAGTTAAAGACCTCATGTATATTCACGAGCGTATTGGTATTCCAATTGTATTTGATTATCACCACCATCAGTTTTGTACAGGCGGCCTTACTGAACAAGAAGCTCTACAATTGGCCATCTCAACTTGGGGTGATGTAAAACCACTTGTTCACTATTCTGAATCAAGAACATTGGAAGACCCTACTGCTAGACCACAAGCCCATTCTGATTATATCTATTCAGAAATCAATACCTATGGTCATGACCTTGATATTGATATAGAAGCCAAGATGAAAGAGTTAACAGTATTAGATTATATTTCCAAATTTGGTAAACACACAACTGGACATAACATGGGGAAAGCTTGATTAAATCTATTATCTCAAGCACTTTCATATTTATTAATTACATAATGCTTAATTGCTTAACCCTTAAGCGTTCTTATTAAGTGATGATAAGTATCAACCCTGAAGTTAATAAAACAGGTTTTTAGGAAGAATATGAAAAACTTTTTTAATAGAAAAAATGGATTTATTTTTTTAATGATTGCTAGCACCTTTGCTTTAGCGACCTCTGCTGCATATTATTCTGTATTTGGATTAAGTTCATTATTCGCTGGTGCAAAAACCGAAGTCATTATAATGGCAGCGGCCTTGGAATTTTCTAAATTCATTATAGCATCATACCTACATAATCATTGGAATACAATAGGTTGGTTAAAATGGTATCTAACATCGGCTGTTGTTATTTTAATGATTATTACATCATTGGGTATCTATGGTTTCTTAACATCAGCATACCAAACAACTGCAGATAAGTTAGGAACTACAAATAAATTGGTTGAAGTGGTTGAATTAAAAAAAGGTAGATTTCAAGAACAATTAACTTACTATAATGATGATAAATTAAAACTAAATGAATCTATCAACAACCTTCGTGGTGGACTTGTAAGTAATACACAAAGTAGAGTGGATTCTCGTGGTAATTTAATTACAACAACATCATCATCACAAAGAAACGCTTTAGAATCACAACTAAAATCATCAGTAGAACAAAGAGAACTTGTTTCAAAAAAAATAGAAGGGTTAACCGATTCTATTACAAAATTAGAATTTGATGTTTTAGATTTACAAACTAATAACGAAGTAATGGCAGAGGTGGGTCCTCTACGTTATATGTCTGAAATTACAGGCAAACCTATGAATATAATTGTAAACTGGTTTACATTATTAATTGTATTCGTATTTGACCCATTAGCAATTTCAATGGTAATTGCATTAAACAAATTAATTAACAAGGAACAAAATGGAAATAAATCATATTCTATCATTAATAACGGTGATAGTCATAATAGCGGCAATGGGATTTTTATTAGCAACCCCAATAATGAAGAAGTATTATACCCAAAAACTTCAAGCAGAAACCCAAGGCAATCTAATACGAACTCAATTAAATCTGAAGATATCAAATCTGAAGAACAAACTAAAGCGAAAAAAGAAAAAGTAACATTTGTTGTAACTGATGAGGATATAGCAAAGGAATTATACAATGAGAAAATTGAATCTAAAAAATTATCAACACCAACTCACACATATAAAATAACTGGGGCTGATAGATATAATCGTAATAAATAAATTTGGATTATTCAATTATTTTTTGTATATTTGTTATAATATAAAATATTAAATCTATGGATGAGCTATATACAACAACAAAAGGTAATATTACCAAAATTACTTATGAAGATACAACTGATGATACTAACGATACTCATCGTAAATATTATCGTGAATTTGATTATGGTATTGATACCACAGACAATATAATTTTCATTCAAGATGAAATTCAAAACGGATTAACCTTTGATATTATTTCTAAAGTAAGGTTAATGAAAAAGATTAATGGTAAAATTGATACTATAAACATTTTACTTAATTCAGGCGGTGGTGATGTAATTGAAACTCTTGCATTGATTGATTATATGAAATCACAAAAAGATGAAATTAAGTTTAACATTATTGTTCGTGGAATGGCCATGTCCGCAGCAGCCCTTCTTTTGAGTAATGGAACTGGTATTCGTGCAGCAAGTAAACATTCCAAGATTATGGTTCACCAATTATCTACAATTGTAGTGGGTAAGTTAAGTGATGTAAAATCAAACGCAAAATTTAGTGAAGAGTTGGAACTTGAATGTAATGAGTTAATGGCTAAGAGTACAAAGATGGATAAAGAGTATTGGCAGAACATTCAAAGTTCAGATTATTTTATGAATGCTGAAAAGGCTTTGGAATTAGGAATTATTGACCAAATTATTTAATATATGATTAATTATTTTACCGCAGAGGAATTGGTATCTAACTACCAAAAGTTACGCTCTATAATCAATAAAACATTCACAGGCGAAAGATTAGATTCCCTTAACAAAATGTATGACCATTTTGAGGAACGGATGTTATACACACCCGCATCTTCTACTGAACATTTTCATAATGCATTTCCTGGTGGGTATGTAGACCATGTTCTTCGTGTAACTAAAAACGCATTGAAGGTATATGACTTGTATACTGAATTGGGTATGGGTATGAATGATTATACTCGTGAAAACTTAATCTTTACAGCACTTCACCACGATTTGGGTAAATTGGGTACACCATCAGATGACCTTTACATCAAGAACGATTCCGAATGGCATGTGAAAAATCAAGGTAAGATTTATAAATACAATCCAAATATTCATTGGATGTCCTTAAACGATAGAACATTTTACAATCTAAATTATTTTGGTATTAGATGTACTCAAGAAGAATGGATTAGTATTAAACTTACCGATGGTCTTTATGATGATAATAACAAAGAGTATTTTATCAAGTTTGATAAAGACCAAGCCATCAAAACATCATTACCATTTATAATGCATACCGCTGATTTGTTTGCTGCACGATTTGAAAATGAAAGATGGTTAAAAGAAATGCAACCACAAAAATCAACCCGTAATTCAGTATATGGTAGACCGGCTAATAAAGCAAAATTATCTGAAACTTTTCAGATGGGTGGATTTGGAACAACAAATGTATTTGATGCATTTAAAGATATAATTGAGGAATAATATGATTTGGATTATTTTAATTTTACTGTTAGTATGTGTATCACTTGGATATGCTGTTAGAAATTTGTTAAAAAAATATGAAACTATTGAAGCTGATTTTGAAGAACTAAATGAAGTATACGAATCCGCTGAGGTTCAATTATCCAATATGGCAGGTCATATTGATAACGCACTGACCCGTATGAAGGGTATTGATAAAATTGGTTCGTTTGAAGCTGATGATGAAACCGGATATGTGTTTAAAGAAATGTATGAAATTGTTCAAGAATTAGAAAATTATTATAATGGCCAGAAAAGCGAGGAGTAAAAGATACTTTACTCAAATCCCCGAAATGGCCATCAATGCATATAATGGATGTGATGACCAAAAACTGAAAAACAAAATTTATAATAGATTTATTGATTATCCATTTAATAAATTAGTAGAAAATGTTATTCATACCTACAAAACTTATTACTTCAATGTATCGTATGAAGATGTTAAAGCAAATGTAGTAGCATTCTTAAACGAAAAAATTCATAAGTTCAATGGAGATAATGGTAGGGCATTTTCTTACTTTACAGTAGTAGCACGAAATTATTTGTTTAATGAAAATAATCAGAATTACGCAAGGATGAAGGCACATACCAATGTTGATGCTATTGATGCTGAAAGAGATGTGGTAAATGAAACTTATGTTGCACAAAACTTGGAGTTTCAATCTGCTTTTATGGATTTTTTTACGGATTATATGGATTTACATATGAAGAGTTTATTTCCAAAAGAACGAGACCAAAAAATTGCTGATTCTTTAAATGAATTATTTAGACTTAGAGCTAATTTATATTCGTATAACAAAAAGGCATTATACATACTTATTAGGGAGCGTACTGGAGTATCAACCCAATATATTACAAAAATTGTTGGTAGATATAAAATAATTTATTCACAACTATATTCCGATTATAATAAAGGAACTATAAAAAACTTAAACCATCGTATAGAGGAGTTCAATGCATAAAGATGATGAAATTTTTAAAGGTAAAACTTTTTCCGATTTAATGTCTGATATTTACAACAATTCAAAAAAGAAGGACCGCCAAATTAAATTGTTAATCGCTCAACTTGAACCCATGGTAAAAAATGTGGGTGATGCTGCTGCAGTAGTACCGCTAATCAAGGAGTACTTGGATGTATCAGTTAAGAATGATGATGCTCTAATTAAACTTGCAGCCATTGTTCAGAGAATGTTAAAAAACGAATCAGATGGTGAGGGTGGTTTATTACTTTCAGAGGATGAAAAAAAACAACTCATAGATGCTATTAACACAATAGAAAAAGATTTTCCTAAAGATATTGAGGGAGATTTGTGATATTTGGTACGGTAGAAAATATAGTATTGGATGATAAAGACTCTGAAAAGTTATATAAAATTTATGTAGCAACTACCACGGGTCTTACAGGTAATACAATTGAAGCATATCCACTTGATATGACTTCTAAAAAGATTCCTGTTATTGGTGAACAAGTAATGGTGGTATTGGGTTCCAATGCTGATGCAAGTTCACAAAAAAGGTCATCAACGAGAAATTATTATATTTCAACGGTTGGTATTCAGTCAAACATAAACCATAACGCATTACCAAAACTTAATAGTAAATCATCTGTAGGACTTGGTAATATAGATGGTGCTTTTGCTGGTGTTTCAGCCCAATCATCAGTTGATTCTCCACACGATTTTGGAAATGGGTTTGTTGAACTAAAAAATCTATCTCAATTACAACCATATCTTGGTGATGTTATTTTTGAAGGTAGATTTGGTCAATCAATTCGTTTCGGATATACTCCACGAAATACAAAAAGAACTAATAGTTTGGTAAGTGGTACTACCATAGAACCAACGTGGACATCAAGAAAGCCGGAAGCTCCAATCACCATAATTAGAAATGGGGCGGGTGTTAGCCGTGGATACAACAAATTTGTAATAGAGGATATTAACAAAGATGAAAGTTCTATTTGGTTATCATCTCAACAAAAAATAGGATTAAAGGCATCTAATAAATTTAATATATCCGTAACTCCTGTAAACCAATATACAAAACCACAACTTGTTTTAAATTCAGATAGATTAATACTGAATTCAAAAACTGATGGTGTATTATTAAGTGGTGCAAAGGGTGTTTATATATCAACTCCAAATTGGAAAAGTGATATGGATGAGATGTTTACTCAAATAGAACAAATTAAAAATCAGCTTACAACAATTGCTACCGCATTGACCGCCGTAGCAGGAGGACTATCAACAACCGGGAGGACTGCAACAGCAGTTCCAGCCGTAACAACACAAATATCTAAACTTAGCGCCGGAATTGCTCAAATTACAACTAAACTACAATTAATGAAAAATTGATATTTATTACCATGGATACAAACAAATTATTTAAAGCGATTCAAATCATTGTTCAAGAAGAGGTGAAAAAGGAAATGGCTAAACAACAAAACGCCATTCGTGAATCTATATTAAAAGAAATGAAATTAACAAGTGTTCAAAAAAGAACACCCACATCCCAACCAGCGAATACAACTCAAATAGTTGAATCTCAAACTCCAAAGAAAAAATTAGGTCCCAAATTTGAAGGTAAATTTGCATCTCTTTTAAACGAAACTGCCAATGGTGGTGAGTGGAGAAGTATTAACTCCGCAGGTGGTGCTTTTAATTCCACACACGCTGCGGCTTGGGGTGGATTAACCCAAACTCCAAACATACTTCAATCAGCAGAGGGTAGAGCCATTCCAATTGAACAACTACAAAAAACCGATGCGGGTCAGGCCGTAGTAAATGCCCTAACAAGGGATTACTCCAGTCTGATGAAAGCAATTGATACTAAAAAAGGTAGGTAATGGCTGTTCGTAAAGAGTATAAGATAAATCCCATAGATTTAAAAAAAAATGTGGCTGTTGGTGTTAAATTACCAATGGGTGGCCGTGGTATTTTTCAATCATCTTATACTACTGAAGAGCAAGCTATTTCAAATTTAAAAAATTTAATTTTAACTCGTAAAGGAGAACGACCTTTTCAACCCGTGTTTGGAAGTGATGTTTATTCTTTATTGTTTGAACAAATGACTGGGTTTTTAGAAGAGAGTTTAAAATCAAGTATAAAGCAGGATGTAAATTTTTGGTTACCATATATTTTATTGGATGATGTAATAGTTAATACTTTAGATGATTTTAATCGTGTAAACATATCACTAAAATTTAGAGTAACACAAAGTGGTGCTAATCAAACAATAATTATTTATGCGGATGAACAAGGTGGATTATCTGCTAATTAAGGGGAATGAATGATAGATAATAAAGTAAATAAAGAAGTTAGTTTAATTGGTAGAGATTTTGGCGATTTTAGAAAAAATCTGATAGATTTTGCAAAAAACTATTTTCCTGAAACATATAATGATTTTAATGAATCATCTCCCGGAATGATGTTTATAGAGATGGCATCATATGTGGGTGATGTTCTTTCTTTTTATACCGATACACAATTAAGAGAATCAATTCTTGAACAAGCACAAGAAAAGGGAAATGTATTTCTCATATCTCAAGCTTTAGGATACACCCCCAAATTAAATGTTCCAGCAACCACCATTCTTACAATTTATCAAATTGTTCCATCACAAGGTCTTGGTGATAATGTAAAACCAAATTTTGATTTTGCTTTAAAAATCAAAGAGGGTATGTTAGTAAATTCATCCGTTAATAATGATATTCAATTTTCAACTACTCAAAAAGTTGACTTTGCGTTTTCATCTTCACTTGACCCAACAGAAATTACAGTATATCAAACTAATCCAAACACGGTAGAGCCGGTATATTATTTATTAAAAAAATATGTTAAAGCAGTTAGTGGTGAAGCCATTAGTGAAGATTATACTTTTGGTTCTCCAAAAATTTATGATAAAATAAAGATAGAGGCCGAAAACTTAATTGATGTTGTAAAAATTGTAGATGATAATGGTGATACATGGTCCAAGGTTCCATACCTAGCTCAAGATACTGTGTTTGAACAAGTACCCAACACATCGGAGTATTCTTTAAACTATAACTTGTTTGCTGGTGAAACTCCATATCTTTTAAGATTAAAAAGAGTTCCAAAACGATTTACCACAAGGGTAGAAGATGATGGTTCTATTACCATACAATTTGGTGCTGGTATATCATCTAACGCTGATGAAGAAATCTTACCAAACCCAGACAATGTGGGTTCAGCACTTTATGCTGCAAGTGGAGATTTGGACCAAGGTATTGACCCATCAAATTTTATGTATTCAAAAACATATGGAGTTGCTCCATCCAATGAAACTTTAACTGTAACATATAGAGTTGGTAATGGTGTGTTGGATAATGTACCATCAAGGGAATTAACTGAAATTAATTCTTTAATATTTGAAAATCAAAACTTTACTACACTAAATCAAGATACAGT